CGTTGTATCAGCATGGCTTCTTCTGGATGCGAATACACGCTGTGCATTGCCTTGATGGTTGTTGTCTTGCCCGTGCCCGATTCGTTGTTGATCATGTTGATGATGGCACCCTTGAGGTTTAGGTGCTTCATCAGTGGTGCGCCGAACGCAGTAAAAAACCCAAAGGCATGCGGCTCAAACCCCGGCCTGTCATACACATTGATGACGGACTTCCATTCATCCAAGGACCCAGTGGGTATAAACCAGTCTGAGAGTTGGTTGGTGTAACTAGATGGTGGGCTGTAGTGCTCCCCATCTGCCCGTACCTCTGAGTCCCCCACGATAAATGACTGGTTCTTTTCGGTCCAGCCAAACTGAGTTCTCATAATTTCTGCTCCTTGTCTGTATTGCATTTCCTTCACGGATCGCACTATGTACGCCATGATGGAATCCATTTGTTTTTTCATCCCCACAACACCGAACCAAGCCAACCGCTCTCGCAGTTTGTCGGCGGTAAGTAGGTCAACCACGGACAACGCAAATTCTTTTACGCCATCCCTAGGGGTGTGCAACCGCATCCAAATCATTTCCCCGTCTTGAGGGTCTTTCAGACGCTTGACAACGTACAAGTCATGCTCGTACACCAGCACTGCGTCTTCTTCGTCTTCTTCCTCGGCTTTGCGGTACACCCCGCCGTTCTTGCCACGGAAATACGGGAATGGGTATTCGGGTATCTTGTACGTAACAGTCTGTGCGGATGCAGTAACAAACTGCACCTCGTTATCTTCTTCGGTTGCCTCGGCTACTTCAGCGCCAAGCACAATAGGGGAAGTAATCTTGCCTTTGTGGATGCATCCGGTGCACCCTGATGGGTCTATACCTTCAAACTTAGCGCAGGTATACGGGCCTTTGATTCGTTGAACCTTCTCATTGGTTTCTTCTTCGTTGTACTGGGGGTGACTGCGAGATACATCGTGGATTGCAGTGCTAGCGTCTACACAAAATGCTGGAATAGAAAGCGTAGCTCTCCAGCTAGGCTCGTCCATCTTGTCTTGTCCGCCAATCATCTTGGCCAACTGCAAACAGCCAGTGCCCTTTGCATTCTTGTCTACTATGACGCTAAACCGAAACTGCCGGTTACCCATGAGGGCTTTGGTCATCTCGTCCACTTGTGGTGGCAAGTAGTCAGGGGCGGCATCCATCACACCACCCAATGCATTTTTAAATGCGTCGATCTCAATGGGCTGAGATAGGTGCACCAAATTTACATCTAAGGGCGGGTCATTCTTGTGGTTGTATGTCTCTGGCATACGAAGAATCGATGCCACATCTGCCGTGCGGCTAGGGTCAGCATCCAATCCATGCTCGTGGCACACCACTTTAAAACGCTTTGCAACTACCGCCCACTCTTGACGCGATATGTCCGCAGTCAAAGGCCAGTACACATGAAGCCCCCGACCTGAGTTGACTATCGTTGGCCTTGGTAGTCCCGCACTCGTGCAAAACTCTTTCAACGCTGACAGCCCGTCTGCTTGTGTGGCATACGGTTTACCCGCACCACAATCAATATCTAGCCAGAACGATTTAACTGCTAATACATTGTCCGTCGTCCGAGACTTGTCGGTCTCGTACTTAGCGCATGCAAAATAAACATCGTAATCCTCTGCAAGCAACGCTTGCGTTTCTGTTTCAACTTCCTCAAGGCTCTGCACGAACACTTGTCGTGGGAACCCGGTCTTCCTCAGACCTACTATGCAGTACCAACCTTGTGCGGAAAGCACTGCCGACAACAAATCCACTTTTGTCATAGCCGCCCCTGCACCGCGAAAAAGAAAGCGTCTGAGGGGCGCGGGGCCCCATCAGACGCCGTTAAAGAGCAAAACCAATTTTCGAGAGAACCTCTTCGATTTTTGCGGCGTGAGCTTTGCGAGGAATCCATTCACCTACAAACCATTTGTAGATTGTCATCCTGCTTACCCCAAAGTGCTCAGCCACATCCCGAACAGGATACTCTTTGGAAATGCACATCCGCCCCAGCATTACGCCGGGGCTTTCTGTGCTTGCTTCCTGATTGGCACGTACTAAACGTACTGAATAACCATGGCTAGACATGATCACTCGTCGTCAGTAGTCCACTTGCTCAAAACGTCCGCAAACTCTTTCTTTGGTGCAGGTTCAGCGTTCTTTTTAGCAGTGCGTTTGACGGGCTCGTCTACAGCTTCAGCTTCTACTTTGGGGATAGCTGGGGCTTTAGGCTTAACGCCGTCAGTGGTGGCGGGGGTTTGCGTAACCGCAGATTTAGCGGCAGGGCTTTCACCTTTTTCTTTAGCGACTAACCATTGCTCTTTGGTCAAGTACTTGACGGGCTTGAAAGTAAGCTTTGGCGTGTCGCTGTCGCTGTCCATACGCATTTCTGTAACCAGCGTACCGATGCTCTTTCCTTGAGCACCCACATATTTGGCATACTGTTGGAACGGCATCTTGTCCACATCCCCACGACCAAAGATAGACTTGGATGGGAGCGTCAATTGATACACATCGCCGTCAATGTCCTCGGCCAGCAGAACTGCCAGACGTTGTTGGAATCGGCAAGCGCGAGAGTCACCTTGACCAGAACCTTTTATGTTCTGCGAACAGCCTTCACACGAAGTGTGTTGTGGCTCTTCAATGCTGGCATCAGGCTTATCGCCATCGTTAGACCAGCAGTCAGGTTGACTGGTTTCCCCAGCTACGTACTTATCAGCGTAGAAAGAACGTGCAACCTTTGCACCGCCGTTAATGATGACAATATTCATCGAACGGTTTTCGTTCTTAGCGATTTCCTCGCCATTGACCATCAGTCGAAACACACCGCCACGAATGGAGATGCGCTTTGTGCCAGTGTTACCTGCCAAAGCTTTGGTCATGTTGTCAAGTCCGACTTCTTTTAGATAGGCCGGGACTTCTTGGTTAAAGAGAGCGATTTCATTGCTCATGGTTTTCTCCTTTGGTTAAAAATTACTTGCGCTTAATGGTGATCTCGTATTCACTATCCATGTTGAGTCCAGGCGGATGAACTTCGGGGTTGTTCTCCAAGAACTCTTTCATGTTTGTCTGGTGAATACGCTTCTCCAAAATCTCCACTGCACCGCTGTCCCGCATGAAGTCATAGAAACTGCCCCAGTCGTTAGTCCAGTAGCGAGTCTTAACCGTGCGGTATGCAATACCGTGTGGAGTTGAAAAACTGGTCACCCCAGTTTCTTTGGAGATTTCTACAAGCTTGTGCTTAAGCAAAGTCATTTGCTCGTCAAGGTCTTGTTCCTGCACTTTGTATTCTTGTTGCAGTTTTTCTTTTGCGTCGCGTATCTTGATGTAAGCGGCGACGATTCTTTCTATGGGCGGTATGTCCATTTTTTCTCCTTCGTTTTCCAGCAATTATAAAAGCTTTTCTTGACTATGTCAAGAGCTAATTTCGTTTTTGTACAAGTCGATTAGTTTTATGTGAGCATCTAATTTGCTTTGGAGCGCGGCGTACAGTTTTGTTTCTACTGGACTGCCTTCGATGTTCACCACAGTTACTGGGTTCTTTTGCCCTTGGCGGTGCACCCTTGCATTGGCTTGCAAATACACCTCACTCGACGTAACAGGAGCGTACCATATGACCACGTTTGCCGCAGTCAGGGTAACCCCGTGCGCCGCCGCTTGAGGCTGAATTAGAAGCACTTGCGGGTTCTCTTCTTCTTGGAAACGCTTGAAAATTTCAGTACGTTTGCCAACACTCACTTCGCCGTTAATCACCTCGCAGTGGATGCCTTGCTTGGTTAAGTACTCGTTCACCAAATGAATGGCATGCGTGTATGGCACAAACACAAGCACCTTGTGGCTAGCCTCTGATATGACTTCTTCGACAACGCTTAGACGTGCAGAGACATCGAACTCAATGACGTTCTTGTTATCGGTGTAAACCGCCCCACACGCAATCTGTAGCAACTTGTTTAGGTTAGCCGCCGCGTTCACTGCCGATACATCCTCGCCTACCGCAGAGAATAAAAAGTCTTTCTTCAGTTGCTTGTAGTATTTGAGTTGCTGAGCGCTCAGTGGTGCAAAGCGTGAGGTGTGTGTCACCTCAGGCAAGTCCAAACATTCTTTCTTGGTGAAGCGGATGGCTGGCTGTAGCATGTCATAAACTACTGCCTCGGCATTGGGTTTAGCAATCCACCGGAACCGGGTCAGTTGGTACATCACCATATCCCGATACGCACCATAGAAAGCTGGGGTTCGGCTCGGCACACACATCTTCGCCAACCCGTATGCATCAAGCGGAGATTGTGAAGCGGGAGTTCCAGTCATCATCCACAACCAAGTCGTAGGCTTTACCAAGTTTCGCAATACTTTAAACCGATTGGTCTTTGGGTTTTTATAGGCGTTTGCTTCGTCAACGATGATGAGATCAAACCCACCCGCCGCTACCTGCTCTTGCACAATCTCAACACCATCAAAATTTATGATCACAAAATCGGTCTGACTCTGGATCAACTCCCGACGTTTCTTAGGGTTGGTGCTGTATGCTATTGCTACAGAACGATGGAGTGCAAACTTAAATAAGTCTGCTTGCCATGCAGGTTGCATGATTGAAAGGGGGCATATCACAAGAACGCGATTGATTGCCTTTAAATTAAGCAGGTAGTCTGCCGCCCAAATAGCCGCCGCAGTTTTGCCTGTGCCTTGCTCGTTAAAGCAAAACCCGCGCTGATGTAACGTAAAGAACGATGCAGTTTCTTTTTGGTGGCTCATGGGTTTGTGCAACCCAGGCCACTCGTAGTCACGCTCAATTGGAGACGGCACTTTCTTCATGCCAAGCTTGCACAACGCTTGTGCTTCAGCTAATCCCCAATGCACCGCTACTTCAGTTACGCCTTCATTCTCAGAGAGTTCGGCGCTTTTTTCAATTGCCGCCGTAATACGCCCTGGATTCTTGGTGCGTACCACCAAGGCTTTGTTGTCGATTATTTGCATTACTTTATGGAGTGGTCGCTGTTACGGGCATAGGAACGATTTGCGGATGCAGACTTTACGCGCAGATTGCTACGCACGGATTTACCGCCTTTGCTCAATGCTTGCTTGTGGTCAACATCTTTCCCATCACCCTTGTGCACTAAGCCAGCTTTCTCCATGATTGCTCTGGCTTTGTTTCTAGCGGCTCGTTTCTTTTTGACCGCAGGTGTGCCGTCATACTGCTCATACTCTTTCTTGTATGGTCTTGGTTTGTTTACGTAGGGCATTTCATTTTCTCCCATTGTGTTCGCAGTCGGTGACTGCACAAAAATTACGGCACGTAAAGTTCGGCTTTGCGTTCCACACCGAAGTTGTATATGCCGCCTCTAAGCGATCTAACTCAGGCAACCATCGTTGCCATGCATCGTATTGAAAATCTTCAGTGTACGCAGAAGGCACTAAATCTTTAGCGACTAAGAACACCAGCGCCGCCTTGATTGATTTGACCTGCGGGAAATGCTTAAACACTAACAGCGAAAGCAGTTCCAACTGTTTCTTGTCTGCGTACTGACTGCTCTTACCTGTCTTCCAGTCAACGATTCGGGCTTTGTCTTTGTTAACAATAAGCAAGTCGGCAATGCCACGGAACCAAACATTCTCATCACGGAAC